GTTAAGAACTCCGGTGGCGGATTCTACATGTCCAATACCCTGAAACCGACGTTAACCAAGGTTGGTGCAAAGTTCAAAGCAAATGCGATTCTTGCCTATCATCCAAAATATTTCAACTATTCTCCGCTTACCGGTCTTCGCTATTCCATGGGACCATTGGCAAAAGTTGCATTCATAAATACATACAATACATACGAAGATGCTGGATTCATTACCGAAGAATTTGGACGAAAGTTGGAAACAGCAATTGTCTATAAACAGGAAGCTACGTTCAAAGCAGGATCCAATATTCTTGAAATGAAACAGATCGGCGATCATGTCGTCATTGGCGATGCATTGATGAAATTCACAAATTCTTTCGATGACAAAGAGATCATGAAGTACTTGACAAAGTTAAGTGATGAAAGTGATCGTGAAATGTTGGAGGAAGAAATCAACAACGAAGTGAAAGCCCGTCATGCTGGGAAGATCATCGATATTAAAGTATATACACGACTTGATCCATCCAATCTATCGGATTCTCTCGGAGATATTGTTCAGAAATATTTCGATAAAGGAAATAAGAAGAAAGAATATCTCAAATCATTCGATCCATCGGATGGAGCAATTCATGCTGGATATCTTGTTACGGATAACACTGCTCCATTGGTAAATCGATATAACATGGTGAAGAAACATAAGGGCATTGATGTTCTTATCGAGTTCTATATCGAACACGGTGATACTTGCGGTGTTGGTGACAAGATTGCACTTTACTCTGCAAATAAACAGGTCATCTCGGAAGTATGCCCAGCAGGATATGAACCATATTCCGAATTCCGTCCAGATGAGAATGTCGACGTTTTTTGCAGTCCAGTAACCATTTCGCGTCGTATGACAAAATCTTCCGAATTCCTACTTGCTACCGGAAAGGTATTAGTGGAATTGAAACGGCGTGTCAAATCGATGATTAAATTTGGGCAATAAATTGGAAGGAGGGAATTCCCTCCTTCCTTTTTATTCTATGATGAACCCATAGTTATAATATGCTCGGAAGAGGTGATTTGTTTATGGCAATTGATGGAAATCGATTGGGATATGATGGATCCTTAACGGTTGATGAATATGGGAATAATAAAATTATCGAAACGCCAGAGATGATTCGAAATATCATTACATGGATTTTATTTGCAACACCAGGATCCTATCCGTCCATTCCACAATTAGGATTGAATATTCGAGAATTGCTGTATAGCCATTATGATGATTTAGATCCAAATCAATTGGCAAATCGTATCATTGCACAGTGTGAAGAATTGTCCTATTATTTCAATAAAAAGGAATTATCGGTACGGAAACAAAAGTATTATAACCGTCCTGCAATCTATATCAACATTACCATTAGTGGTAATGTATATGGAGCGAACGATGACCACAGTAGCAATTATACGATTCTTGCAGCAATTGATGAAATGAATGAGTTGTTTATTGATGTCGATAGTTCTCCCTATAAGAAGAAATCAAAACTTCCAACGGAAAAGATTATCACAACATCCAATGAAAAATTGCAATCCATTCCATTGAAGATTCGGATCTGATTGGAGGCATCCTATGAAAGTTATCAATCGGAAAGAAGTAGAAGATCTCATCTATCGCGTCTTTGATAAATTGGATCCTACCGGCATTAATACCGATCATTATCGGAATATTTTCTCTGTTATGAAAGATGAAGAGTTTGCAAAATTTATGAAATCATTCTTGAATGATGAAAAGGATAATTTTGCATTCCAGCTCATCGATTATGAAAATAAACTTGATATGCAGAATTGCGAAAATGCTGCAAATGAATTGAAAATTCCACTCATGGAATATGTTTATCTTCCCCATCTAAATCGCGACCATAACAATGTTGTTGTTACGAAAGAAAAATGCCTGGTTGGATATTACAACGTAAAACGCACACAGCAGATGCTTCATAAGAAGAATGGTATGACCATTAACAATGAAAAGGTATCCATGCTGACCGGTCAGGTTATCAATGAAGATAAGAATTCACGAAACAGTGATATTGAAGCAACAATGTTGGTCTCTATTGGTGCAGATAAAATCCTGCAAGAGTTGCATGGACCGCGTTCCGATGATATGGTCATGAAACGTGAGATGGAGAAATCCATTGCACAGGATGGATATGTTGAGTTAGAATCTCTCACAAATGATCCTCGTAATAAAACGACGCTGAATACCGTCAATACATATCTATTGGCGGCAGCATTGAAAACAGACTTGATTACAGACAGTTATCTTCTTCCAAAAACCCAAGAAGATATGGGTGTTTGATCGAGTAAATAAGATATTGGGGGCAACACTAAAATATAAAGTCGTGCTCCAACGTATATATTGTAAGTTTGATAATGAGGAGAGATATCCATGGTAAAAATTCAAGTTCTAGGCAACGGTCTTATTCCTCGCATGGGAATGCTTGCTCCAATCACGGAACCATTTCCGGTGGGTCGTATGACTGCTGCAACAATTCTGCAGACATCGCCGAATCTCACAGTGAATTATCTCAATCCAAATGATGGGAAGTTCCATGCTCTGACCAATCAGAATATTGCAAGAGTATTCGATGAGTTTGAGGATGATGAAGCTGCCGCTACAGCAGAGGCTCCAGCGGAAGCACCGGTTGTGAATGAAACTCCTGCTCTTGTCGAAGTAACCGATTCGACACCTTCGGTAGAACCGGAAGTAAATGATGCTCCAGTTGAATCTGATAAAAGCGAAATGGTTTCGGAGAATACGGAGTCGGACGAAACTTCAGAAAATACGGAAGATGTAGAAGAGAATAACGATCTTTCCCCAGTTGAAGGTCGTAATTCAAAGAAGAAGAACAAGAGACATTGATTCATAGATAAAAGGAGGGGATTGTTCCCCTCTTTTTATCTCTTACTTTATGATGAAAAGGAATGAATGAATTTTGGAAAAACCAGTTGTCGTTGCCATCGACTTTAACAACTTTCTATTTCAATCGTATTATGGAGAAAAACTTTACAATATCAAAGGTCAAAATGTAAATGCGATTCGAGGATTCTTTTATAAATTACGCGAATTGAAAGAAGCATTGAATCCGAATTATATCGTGATATGTAATGATGTTAGTCGCGAATCGACATTCCGACGGAAGCTATGTAAAACATATAAAGCGAACCGAAAACAGAAAGATGATGATATTTTATTTCAAATGAAATATACTCTCCATCTTTGTGCATTGTTGGGATATCCGATCATCAATCATGCGGAGTATGAAGCAGATGATGCCCTCGGTATGGTTTCTCGCTATTGTATGGATCATGATATGTATTGTATCCTTGTATCATCTGACAAGGATCTGTATCAATTGGTGAACGATAGTGTCTATGTATATTCCCCTCGAAACAAAGAGTATGTTGATGGGGAATGGCTGATGGAAAAGTATAGCTTAACCCCCGATCAATGGATTGAGTTGAAAGTTATCCAAGGAGATCATTCCGATAATATCGTTGGGATTCCGGGAATTGGAGAAGTAACTGCATTAAAGCTTATGCGAGAATATCAATCGATTGAAAATATCTACAATCATCTGAACGAATTACAAACTCGAACTAAAATGCTACTTGAAAATGGAAAAGATTCCATTCCATTAACAAAGACACTGGTAACGATTATTACAGACTATACAAAATTAAATATCAATGAGGAATCATTCCAAAGAAAACCAATTGCATATGATGGGATCGATGCTGCATTGGCTGAACTTGAGATATACTCCCTGGGCGATATCATGCAGTACTCGTTATATAAATGATACGATATGAAGGAGTGACGATAATGATTCAGTGTATTTGTGAATCAAAGCTTTCCACAAGTTATGTGTTTCAAGATATTCGTGAAAAGTTGCAGGGAAATAGTGATCCAATGGTGCGAGCTGTGGATCTGATTAAGAATGCAAAACATTTGACGATTGATGATATTGAAGGAATTTATATTCAGCTGAAGCAGTATACGAATTCTCTATCACGAGCAGCAATTTCAAAATTTGAAAACGGGAGTATCATTCTTCTCTATAATGATAATCCTGCAAATTCATTGACACAGACATTACCATTCATGACATTTCGTCGAGCAGATACATATATCACATATCTGTTTATTGATCGTTTTGTGACACACAATAAAGCAGGCGTGATGAATATCAGTGTTCCAGTTCTTCATGATCTTCTCGTCGGTGCAGCCATTAGTAATGCACTGTATACGGACTATGCTCGGCTGACACAATCTCCATATTTAGAGAATACATTGATGGAATGTTATATGGAACTTTTCATTCGCATTCTAAATCGAGAATATGCAATCGGGACTGACAAACGTATTTTTGAATCAGCAAAATACTATATTCGAAAATTCTTCCTCATTCATATTTTCGGCTCCATTCATCCAATGGAGACCATTGATCAGGAAGCATTGGCGAAGCTAACGCATCTGAATGAAATGGATATCCAGCTTCTTAAATCCAATTGGGCGAATGCAAATCCGTCTGATATTCGCGGACTGTTAGAACTATTAACAGAACTTACGCCGCGAATGAAAACACTGGAACTTGGATCATTCCTATCCCAGTGGATCAATATGTATTACATGCCTGCGTTATTTGCAGTGGATACGATTGAGTATGTCATCTTTGCCGTTCTTACAATTCTGAATGGTAATAACATCATTTCGATCGGTGCTGCAAATACAATCAAAGATATTCGGAATATTAATTCCATTCGTGAGGAACTTTTGAAGTTAATTCAGGTGAACTAATTTCATTAGAAAAGGAGATATACTTTTATGATTCAGCGAGTCATTGATCAGGTTGAAATTCCGGAGGATATTGCAAAAGAACTATCCGATCTTCTTGTAAAGCAGGTTGTTCGGGAACGTGTACTTCTTGCATCGCTTTCCGATCCAGTAAAGTTTGAAGAAGCAGAAAAGCTTGTTCTTCCGATTACGGAAAAGATTGAAGCGATGAAGACACGAATTACACAGTCTTATATCCCTGAGAAGTATAATGATTCCAAATATATTTGGAATTATAACGGATATGCGGTTTCTCAGAATAAGATTGAAATCATTGAATCTGTGTGATGAAAATGAGAAGGGAATGTTCCCTTCTCATTTATTATTTCATTGAAAGGAAATCGATATGCATAATCTTAAATTGTTTGAAGAAGACTTTGATATCATTCATGGAGTATCTTTTGGATATAAATATTGCGATGATAATTTATATATTTATGGAAGTCCCCAAGGATATATCATTGGCTTGTATGATTTGAATTATGAAAATCGATGGGAATGGTTGTCTGAAAATGTACGCGATAGTCTTTTAGCTGTAAAGCCAGATCTTACGAAAGGTGAGCTATATGATATCTATAAAGCCATCATTCATCTTTCACGGCGTTATCCTACGTATTCGCCAATTCTGAAAGTTACACAGTCTATGTGCAATCAATTCCAGAAATTGATTACTGCATATCGAGATCTTACGGTTGAATCGACATTAGTAGAATATCATAATTTGAGAAAACGCTTCATTAAAAAATTCAATTGGGCAACGTATCATTTTCTGATCAATTCAATTTATGAATATGATTTTAACCAAGACTATGCAGCAGAATATTTCAATGAATACATGGAACGCCGCGTTGACAAAGAAATCATATGTATGAAATATTACGATAACCCTTATCCGTTTGAATAAATAAATGAGAGGGAAATTTCCCTCTCATTCTTTTTTATCAATTCACGGAATATATAAAGTGATTGATAAGGAGTAGATGATATTCAATGGATACATTATATGATGTGCTGAATAAATATAAAGATAAAATACACAATCAGCCGAAAGATTCGGATGCATTTTATACCATGGCAAATGGTGCCCGTATACGTATTCATCGTTTGAATACCGAAGCAACGAAGTGTACTATTGCAATCGGTACCGGAGTTGTCGAGACGGGCGAAACAATTTACATGGATAATGATAATATTCTGATGGGGTTGACCATATATCCGAAGGCAACATTAAAAATTACAAAACAATTGTTATTGAACCATGGATGTTTGATTGAATGTAATGGTGGTTTAATTATCGAAAAACGAGCTCGATTGTATTTGCGGGGAAATAAATCGAATGTTGTTGCATCAAATACCAGCACTGTGACAATTGATAACAGTTCCGATGTCATTGTCAATGAAGGATCTTTATGTGAGATTTTCGGATCGATCAATATCGATATTTCTCGTTTAAAGGTATTGAAGAATAACCCGCGTTTCATCTTGGCGGATGGGATTGATTTACAGATTACAAACATTCCAGAATTGAAGGATGTTTATACGCTCAATAATTATCTGGAATCAATTTATGAAGAAAATTTAACGCCAAATAGCATTGGAGAAAAAGTATTTAATAATGGAAAATCGGTCGTCGGATATTCTTATGCGTATGGGGATTATAAAGCCAACTATTGGGGGTGTGATATCCAACTATTCAAAGGGGATATCATTTTAGGTAACTTCCATTCTCTTTTCCATGGAAGTGTTGGTGCTACTCTTGAAAAGTATGAATATGAAAAAGAGTATAAAGATTGTCACTACTTCCGAAATTTAAGAATTGATAAATCTGCAACACTTTATATTGTCGATAAAGTAAAAGATGCAGATACTTACATGCCAGGTCTATATATTGGACATTCATCCAAAGAAATTACGCCTACCCATTTGCATGCAAAGTGTAATGTATTTGGTAAAGTTGTATGTAGTGGAGCTGATAGTGTTATTATTTTGGATGATGGAATGATTACCATTGAGGAAGATGCAGAAATGTATTTCCATAATCATTCAACATTCAAATTGCAAAACGATGGGATTTTGCAAATTAACGGCACACTACGCATCGATTCTATTGATCGTATGGTTGGATTCAATCCTGATGCAATTATATTTGGGAAAAATGGTCGACTCATTATCGAGAATACAGATCGTACCGAAGATTTTATCTGGTTAGAAACGCCTGTAGGATTTAAATCCCATAAAATTCATCAATTGATTACCAGCGATACTGTTCAACATCTCACCGTTAAATTCAATCAACATATTGGAATTAAATTGGATACCTATAAAAAATATTTCGGAAGAGATATTCCTTATTGGTTTTTTGGGAAACGATTTGAAGAATGCATTGCAGAAGGAATTTTTGAATGGGATTGTGGATTTATTGAATTGGATTATTCCATCTTTGAATGGTTGACACATGAATCGAATCTAAAAGATGTTGGTATTCTTTTTGATACACATGCATCTTATGGAGTAGAACGATTACAGGAATTGGTATCAAACATTCATGCATTCGATAATATCAACTGTATTATTTTTAAATTCATTTCTAGAAAACAAGTGAAACGAATTCCACTGTATTTGAAGAATATCAATATTCGTCATTTTTATTACAATGGAATGAACGATAAATACATTCTTAAAACAAATAACGATGGAATGTTATATTTGACCAACACAGAAGTCCATGACGTAACAAAGAATTATTTGCAAAAGGAAATTATTTACCATAATGAAACGGAATTCAATGTGAAATAATATGGAAGGGGAGAAATCCCCTTCCATATTTCATCAATTATGAAGCCATTCGGAAATCATATTCTTTGATTTACTCAGGATGCGTTTGTCTGTGAGAGGTTGTACAAAGATACTTGCATTCTCTTGAACTACAGCACTATCTCCGCACATACCAATGATATTTGATTCGTTAATGTTAAATGATTCACAGAGAAGTTTCATTTCATCGGAATCGGAACGAAGCATTTTACGAAGCTCATCGAATGTGACAAGTGTACCACCAAATGTTTCCTGGAAATGTTTTGTCTGGTTTGCAGATTCCATCAATGGTTGATTGAGTTCTGCGAGTGCATCTGAGTGGGAAGGATAATTGACCCAATCATATGTGATAAGGCGCGTCAGAATAATGGTTGGTTTACCATCCACATTCGTCATATTACCAAATACACGTGCACTGAATCCAGGAACGATCTTTCCGTCAATGATCTTGACTGCCATGTTACGACCACTTTCGGTCGCATTATCTGTTTGAATATGTGCTTTGAGATAATTTCCTTCACATCGAGGTTTACGAATGTAATGGGATGCGCGTCCGAGGTCTGTTGATGTTAATCGAGAGATTGGTAATTTCTGACCATCGATCATTGGAGTTGGATGATCTTCCTCTCCCTGCCAACAATTTCGCTTTCGTTGATCCACTACGTATGGATCAGTCTGAACCATGGTCCACACATTATCCTGTTGATAATTTCTACCGTTACGATTCAGAACACCAAACGATTGTAGGATAGATTCAAAGTCAACAATCGGAAATCCATTGGATCCTTCGCGGACGGTATATCCAAAGTTTTCATAATCCTCAGGGAATGATGTTTGTTCTGAAATGTAACATAATCCATCTGTTAATTGTTTCATTTTGAATCCCTCCAATTAACCGAGGACAATATCATCATCCGATGTTTTGTCATTCTTTGTATCTTCTTTGGAATCCTTCGTATCCTTTTCAACATCTTCTGCTGCTTCCTTCTCCGTGTCAATCAACTGCGCACGAAGCTTTTCGCTCTTCTTACGAAGTTCATCAACAGAAGCCTGTTGCTTCTTCAGAATTTCTTCCTTCTTATCATCATCGATGTTTTTTCGATTCTTGAGCTGTTCCATATTACGTTCAATGAGACGGATCTGCTCATCGAGTTCCATGATCGTATTTACTTTCCGACGATACCAAATGGATACTGCGCATTGGATGAGTGGGATGATCCCGAATAGGGAGCGTTTAACAATACCGAAGATATTCATTCCGGATATCGCAATGGCATTAATATTGTCGACAATGTTGGAAATCCCATCAATTGTGATTTCAATTCCAGCACCGCCGGCCTCGTGTACAGGAAGAACCATGTTTTCTGAAATCTTTACAATTTCCTTCATATAATCAACATGACTCTTATCCTTTATCTTTTCCGCCATTCGATGAAGTGTATCGAAGATGAGTCCACCATGTTCTACATACGTTTCCTTATTCGTCTGCTTTGCTGCATTTCCATCCAAATTGTAATAACACGCAAGTGCATACTGTGCACTTGTATAGCATAGATAAAGGGTGCATTCATACTCGATAATGATCAGATCTGCCTGTTTGGAGTAAGCATTTTCATAATACTGTTTGTATGATCGCAGGGATGCAACAATCGATTCAATGTCATTGCCAACTTTATTCGCAGTTGCATTTTTCAGCTCTTTCAACACACGGATGGATGTTTCTAGCGGGGCAATATGACTAAACTTATCAACATTACCTTTTGATCCCCGAATGTCACTATCGACCTTCGTCAGCTTTTTCGTTGTAAACTTGGATGCAATCTTACGAATAATCTTCTTCATAAATCCGAGGATTTTCCCACCAAACTTCTTTACATCAATTGATGCTTCATTATATGCTACAGTCCCTTCAGTATATCCCTTCATAAAGATATCCTGAATATCATAATATAAATTTTTTGTATACATTCACAACATCTCCTATATCAACGATTGATCATTTTACTGAGCTCTGAACTAATTCTGGAATTATCCTGCTTCTGGATCTCAGCATCCAGAGAAGCAATGGATTGCACATCCCAGTCCACATTCCGATCAAAGTACATCTTCATTGTTCCGGCAACTTCATCAACAATTGTCAGTGCAATTAGGAAAAGAGAATTGCAGAACTTCGCCGTTGTATTAATATCGTTCAGATCAATACCTGTATTATCCCGCAGATAAATGACATCTGCTTGGGATAGTACCATCGTGCCGTTTGGAATCGGAAGAGTCTTTCCGTGTGCATTGATAATGGTTCCTGAAAGTTTCTGATAGTCGGCAAGTTGCTTCAATGTTGAAAGCCAAGCATTCGTCTTTTTGAGTGCACGGGATGCATTCTTCTTGATATTGGAAAGATTGAGGAAATAGTCTTTACCAGAAATTTCTCCACTTGTGTATCGAACCTTCTGAAGTTTACGATTGCTACCATTCACAATATCTTCCAGATCATCATTCAAATCCTTCAATTCGACGGGATGGAGAACTGTCTTAACACCAATGACATACGTGACGGCGTCTCGAATTTCCTTACCATTCCGAATTTTGAATGTCGCTGTGATTGCATAAGGCGTCAAGGAATTCCACTTTTTAATTTCAACATCCTTTAGCACGGATGGTGATGGTTGCGGTTTAACTTCCTTTACAACATTCTTTTTTGGTGGAGCTGCTTCTAGATATGAGAATCCAGTAAGTGGAGGATTTGCGAGACGCATACTTTCGCTGATAAAGAATGCCATCTCCTTCGTTGGCGCAAATGCATTGCATTCAAGAATGAGATTATCATTAATCTCAATAACATTATGAAGGGATTCAATGATGAACCCATCCACTTCATCAATCGCCGATTCCGTATGAGGAACGGGCCTAGCCGGATACATGTCATTTGTTGTTGTAAGCGGATTTAATTTTGTTCCATATCCGGAAGAATCGATATTGATATGGAACTGGCGGAGGAACTTCATTCCATTTGCATCTTCTTGATCGATAATTGGATGTTGTGCAAGCGCAGCCTGCACCAATGATGCATAATAACGTTCAAATGTTTTACCAATAACCTGTGCTTCATTGATACGAATTGATTTTGTAATATAGATTGGAAATTGAAGAATTGATTTCGATGCCTTTGAAATGATACTGGTTGCAGGTGTTGCAAACTTTTTCAATTTTTGATCAATACCATATACGGTTTTAGCGGCATTAGCAATACTTTTTCCATCGATATTGATTGTATTTGCACCTGATGGTGGATTTGGATTTGGCATAATGATTAACTCCTTTTTTTATAAAAAATAAAGAAACAAGCCCAACTTTATTAAGGTTTTGTTTCAGGGCGTGCAAAAAAGATGACGATTATTCGTCATCTTTCACCCATGCCTCCATGAGCAATTCTTGGATTACTTCATCCGACTCATGAGCATCAACATCAACACCGATTTGAATCAGTTTCTTGATGCGTTCTTTTCGATTCATGTGATCAAGCAGATTTAATCTTCCTGAAGCAGTTGAAGCCATAGAATTGTTATTGGCTTCTTTTATTTTCCGTTGAAGTTTAAGAATGGAATCCCGAATACGTTTTGGGTTCCATTTGATCGGATCGACTTCTCCTTTATCAAATAATCGATTCAAATCAATTACTGGAATCTTGAAACGCTCCCTTAGATATTCGGCAAGGATTTTAAGATACACATATTCTTGATCGGTTGTAAGTAAAACAACATCAAGATGTTCGCTAAATGGTTCCACAATTGAATGATACAGAGTGTTATACTCGTAATCCAAATCTTCATAAAATCCTTGTTTTAGCGCATCTAAATTCTGTGTGTCGATCCAAATATTCTGATTTTCGAACGATGGAAATAGTGCATTTGCACTCGCAACGGACAGCAGATTATTCCCTGCAATCATCCCAGCAGATATGATTCGATATTCCAGGTAGGACAATTCATCTCTAGTGAAATAATCAATCATATGCATGAGAAATTTCTCATGACTTACAATGTAGATCATATCGACTCCTTTCCAAAAATGAAATATATAGGAAGGGGAATCATTCCCCTTCCTACATAAATCACCTTTTACTTTTTGCGACGAATCGGAGCAAACATTTCTGTATCATCGTCCTCATCGCTTGCAAAGTCTCCGTCAGCTGGACGAGCTGCTTCTACCGAAAGATCATTTTCAGTATCATCACAATCATCTTCTACCGGCTCTTCATCCTCTGAATCATTCGAGTCCGAGCCGAACGATGTTGCTGCTCGCATCATCTCATCGTCATCAACTTC